AGGGCGGGCGCGTCCGCGCCTGGGACCTGATCACGTATCCACGGTATGGCTTCGGGGTCTGTAACCCCGAGGGGCACGGGCACTGGATTTATCAGACGTTCTCCGGCTTGCCGGGGCCGAACGGGACGACGAGTGTCGGGAAGCCCGGCCATCGCGGGGTGACCGTCACGCTCTACGACGCTCTGGAGGCGGACTTTTGCGACGAGCAGTATGTGGCCGGGTGCGTGAACACGTATGCGGATGTGCCGGCCATGTTGGAGCGGTACGTGCATGGGGTCTGGGTGGAAGCCGAAGGCTTGGTGTATCCGGCCTGGAGTACGCTCACGCATACCCTGGACCGGCATGCGCGGCGGCCGGACGGGAGCGAACTGCTCCCGCCGAGTCTCCCGGTCTACGAATACATCGACCACGGCTCCACGAAGCCGACGGCGGTCGGGTGGATGGTGATCGAGCAATGCGCCTGCGGCTGCGGCAAGGATAACTACTACCTGGTGGACGAGTCGTATCAGGCGGGGAAGGTGGTCAGTTACCACGCCGCCGCGATCAAGACGAAGCGGGCGCCGATGGCCTGGCCGCTGCAATGCACGTATTTGGATAGCCAGTGTTATTCCCGCACGCAGATGGGGCAGAAGGGGACGCCCCGCGAGGACGAACTCTACTCGATTGCGGATGAGTACGGGGATCACGGCGTCTTCTGTGTGCCGAATCAGAAGGACTGGGATGTCGGCTTTGACCGCCTGACCGAGGCGCTGGCGGTCGATCCGAATCACCTCCATCCCGTGACGGGACTCCCCGGCTGTCCGCATCTGCTGGTCTTCACGCACTGTACCTTCTTCATCGATGAGATCACGCATTACAAGTGGAAGAAGGTGAAGGGCCTGCGGGGCTATGCGGAGGAGCCGGAGGACCGCCACGATCACCACATGGACGGGGCGAACGGCCTGCTGGCCTCCCGCCCGCAGGCGGGCTCGTCCAAGCCCGTGGAGTCAGCCGAATCCGACTGGGAGCGCGAGATGAATCTCATCCTGGATGGGGACCTGACCCACATGAGTTGGTAATGCAGATTCGCCATAAGCAGAATCACGAGGCGCAGTATGAATGCGTGGGAGAGGGTCGGACGTTCGGAGGGGAGATGGATTACCTCTGCATCCTTCCATTTCCGACCGGAGGCATGGGGTTCTTCCCGAAAGCGCATTTCGAGCCCGTGCCGGTCAAGTCGTGGGAGTCATGTTCCTACTTCCTCAGTCAGGGTGGACAGGTGTTGCACTTGTTTGAGCGGCCAAAGTCAGATGATTCGCTAGTTCCGTCTCCGTCTGTGTCGTTGCCAAATGGGTATCGGTTTGTGAAAAGCCGCATGGTACGACACCAAGAAGTCATTGCTGAATTGTGCCGCCTCAAGGGTTTGCAGATTGCGATAGATTATGCAGACATCAACGAATATGTCTGCGAGGCGTTGCTCGTGGAGCGACAGCGATGAGACTCATCGAACTCAAACGCCTGCTGCAAGATGAGCCGGATGAGACGGAGGTCTACGTGGAGGTGGACGGGATGGGTCCCCAGTGGAGTGACCCCTATGCGACCCAGGTGATCGCGGAGGTCGTCCGCCAAGAGGGGCGTCCAGATCGCCCGATTCTCCTGATTCGCAGCCGCGTGATCGCCGATGGCAACACGTAAGCCTGGCAAGACCGCCTCCCCCGTCAGCAGCCCGCCACCGGGTCCGCCGGAGAGGTCCGTCGAGGGCACCGATCTCACGCAACTCCGCGCCTGGGTGCGCGAGCATTTTCTCGTGACGGCCGACCTCCGGGCCGCGATGGCGAAGGACTTCCGCTACGCCGACGGCGACCAACTGAACCGCGCCGATGCGGCGAAGCTGATCAAAGAAGGCCGCCCGCCCTTGGTCATGTCCGAGTTGGAACCGATCATTGACCTGCCGGTGGGGGCCGAGACGGACCGGCGGGTGGATGTCGTGGCGACCCCGCGTGGCGTCGAGGACCGGCGCTTGGGCGAGATTGCCACCGGCACCTTGAAAGCCGCGAAGGACTTCTGCCGGTACGGGCGCACGCGCACGCGGGTCTTTCAGGACGGCATTATCGGCGGGCTGGGGTTCTTTGAAGTCCTGCATACGTTCGACGACCCCGAGGACCTGCTCTACGGGGATACCCGCGTGGTGCGGATTCCACCCTTGCAAGCCGTCTGGGACCCGTGGGCGGCGGAACCCGACATGCAGGATGCGGCGTATCTGGGGAAAGCCTCGTGGGAGTCGGTGAAGGAAATCGAGCGGGTCCACGGAGCCGAGGCGGTGTCCGGGATTACGTCCGGCGATTGGCTCAGTCAGTCCGCCTGGGCGGGCACGGGGCTGGACGACCTCGGCTTGCCGCCGGAGTTTCAGCAGGAACTCTGGGACCCCGTGACGCGGCGGGTGCGGGTCTTGACCGTATGGTACAAAGTCCCCGCCTCCGTGACGGTGATTGTCAACGAACAGACCGGCGAGATCGTGGATGTGCCGAGTGCCGACGCGGCCCGGCAACTCTTAGCAGCGCAAGCGAAGCAACGCGGGCAAGAATCCATTGCCCGATTGTCCGTCGTGCAGACCGACCAGGAAGCGGTGATTCAGGATGTGGAGACCACGCAGACGGCGAAGTCCACCACCACCGGCGAGCCGCTGAAGTTTCAGAACGCGGAGGCGGCGCAGCAGGCGCTCGATCAGCTCGCCAACCAGGCGGGCTTGGAGGTCTACGATCAGTTGCGCGTCATTACCCGCCAGGCGAAGGTCCCGCGCTGGGTGACGTTGCTGTGGTGGAAGGCGCTGACCTCCGGGGCCTCCCCGAACCGTGACCGCAAGTATCCCTACGTGCCCTATGTCTCGCGGCGATATTCCGAGTCCGTCGTCTCCATTCAGGGCGTCATCCGACAACGCTGGGACCGGCAGGATGAAGTCAATAAACGCTACAGCCAAACCCTCGCGCACCTCAATAGCACGGCGCATTCTGGGTTCCTCAATCCCAAGACCGGCGGAGCGAAGAAGCAGGAGTTAGAGCAGATGGGCAGTAAGCCGGGGGTCGTGGTGGAGTATCAGTCTCGTCCCCCCTCGAAGATCGAGCCCTCGGCGCTCTCGCCCGGTCACTTTGCCCTGATCCAAGCGAACATCATCGGGATTCAGCGCACGGGCGGGACGAATGCGGAAACGATGGGGGAGGGGCAGCAGCGGACCGTCAGCGGCAAGGCGGTGCGGGCCAGACAGCAGGGCGGGTTGACCATGCTGCGGCCGCGCACGGCGAGCTTCGAGGACGTGGAAATGGACGTGGCGTGGCTGATCTTGTCCCGCATTCAGCAATACTGGCCGGTCGGGAAGATCAAGCGGGTGCTCGGGATTGCCGAAGCGCAGGCGGGGTTAGGCCCAGAAGGGCAACGGTTGTTTGCGAGTCCTGAGACCGGCGAGCCGTTGCCGGATGAGCAGATTGTGGAGATCTTGAAGCGGCTCCGGACGACGAAGTTTGACCTCGCCCTTGACATTCAGCCGTACCAGGCGACGGAGAAGCAGGCACAATTTGAACGCGCGGTAAGTATTGCGGGATTGGTCACGAGCAGCGGCCGTCCGCTCGGGCCACAGACGATGGGCGAACTGATCGAGTTGTCGGACCTCTCCAGCGGCATGGCGGAGGCGATGAAGGCGGATATGCAGCAGGCGGCGAACCCCGCGTTGATGGGACCGGGTGGGCAGGGGCAGGCGGTCAAGGAAATGGTCAATTCGATTCGCGGTGGACGGTCCGGCGGGAACGAAGGGAGCTGAACGATGGCGGGACGGTATGGACGCCCACAGGTCAGAACGAATCCCGGCAGCCGGCGTGTGAAGGTCTCCCGAAAGAAGGCCACCGCGAAGGCGGGTCCCGTGATGGCGGGCATCAAGTCGTCGCTTAAGATGGGCCAAGGCGGCTTCGGCTTCACGAAGTCTTGACAAACGGGACGGAGAAGCGTACTTGTTGATGCCAGTCTGGATCGAGACGTTCTTTCGGCAACTCCCGGATGACTTCACCGGCAAGATTGAACTCGAATGCTATCACGGCGATGTGACCAGCTTTGGCCCGATGGAGCGGCAGAAGCCGCCCCGTCTCGCCCGCTCCGTGCACGACCATAAAGACTTTGTGCTGACGAAATAATGGGACACGGCCAAATCTATCGTCTGATTCGTCCTGCTGACGTATCCATCATCGTACATCGTCCATCCCCAGGCTGGCGACAGGTGCGCCGATTATTGCGCGACTTACCTACACCAGACGGTTGGGCAGCTATGCCAGAGGTAGATGGCCCTGACGGGTTAGACCCTCAATACTGGAACCTCCGTCGATACCGACCGCATCCACCACCCGAACTGGTGGTGACGAAATGAGTGATGCTGAGATCGCAGAGATTCAGAAGACGTTAGAACCGAGAACATAATCTAGCCCAGTTCTGCTGTGCATGAGGGGCGATTTCCTCTTCGGAGGGAGTCGCCCTTTTTGTTTGTCTAGTCGGGCGCATCCCTTCCTGGTCGCCGCAGGACGCATCGCCGGAGCGACACGGGCGCGAAACGAGGAGGAGACCATGCCGACAGAAACCGCCGAGCCGATCGAACAGACCGAGGCGTTGACGCCAGGCCAGCAGGCCGACGCGACCTTCAACGTGGCGGACGTGGAGGCGCAGATCGCGGCGGTCAAATCGGGGGTGGGCTTGCCGACCGAGACGAAGCCGGAGGCGAAGCCAGAGGAGAAGGCCGATGACAAGGCTGCTCAGAAGGTGGCGGACAAGCCTGATGGCACGCCTCAGACGGTGGAGGCCCTCACGGCCCAAGTGGCGGGCCTCAAGAAAGAACTCGCCCGTCGCACCGACAAGAAAGACGAAGAATCGACCAGCCTCAAAGACGAAATTGCAAAACTTGCAAGCCAAGTTGAAACGCTGACCAAGTCGCAGCCCGGCAAGACGGACTTTTCCGATACCGAGCTGCACGATCTGTTGATCTATCGCAAGGCCGAACTCGCCAGCGCCCAGAAGTACGGGAGCGAGGAGGAGCAGGCCGCCGCGAAAGACCAGATCGGGAAGATCGAAGCGGAACAGGCGAAGCGGGCGACGGTCAAGGGCGAGACGGACACGAAAGAGAAAGACGCCCTCGCCAAATCGGCCACGCAGTTTGAGGGGCTGTATAAGCAGGCGCTCACGCTGCATCCGGACATGAGCAACAAAGAAAGCGCCCACTGGAAAGCCTGTAATACCACGTATCAACGGCTCCATACCGAGAATCCCGAGTTGATGGCGAAGTTGCCGGAGCCGTGGAAGGAATTGCTGGCCTTCTCGCTCACGCCCGTCAAGGGCGCGAAGGGCGAGACGGTGCTACAAGACGTCCAAGACAAACTGGAAGCGGGGTTGACGGCCGGCGCGAAGAGCGTCGGCGGCCCGACCACGCCGAACAACTATAGCACCATGCCGCCGGACAAACTGGAAGAGGTCATTACCCGCGTGAAGGCGGGCCTCCCGGCATGAAGGAGACGCGATGAATATCACCACCTCGTTTACCGATACGACCTCCAGTGACGCGACCCAATCGTTCTTCGACACGGTGCTGCTGATTCGCGGCACCTATTTCCTGATCCATGAGATTGTGGCGACGAAGAAACCGCTCAGGCAGCGCCAGGGGAAGACGATGATCTGGCGGCGCTATGAGGCATTGAGCCTCGCCACCACCGCCCTCTCCGAAGGCACCAACCCCGCCGGTCGGGCCAAGACGAAAACCGATGTCGCGGGCACCATTGCCCCCTACGGCGACTTCATCCGTGACAGCGACATGCTGATCAGTACCCAGCCGGACCCGCAGACCACGGAGAACGTGGAACTGCTCGGGCAGCAACGGGGCGAGAGCATCGACCAACTCTACCGCGATGTGCTGCACGGCGGGACGAACATCGTCTATGCCAACGGGACCAGCGTGGTCACGACCACCGAGATCGTGGACAAGAACGACCTGGAGCGGACGCTCCGGATGGTCCGGAGTAACAAAGCGAGGCCGTTTACGCCGATGATCATGGCCTCGCAGAAGATCGGGACCTTGCCGATCATGCCGGCCTACTGGGGGCTGCTCGATGAGGACGTGTTCTTCGATGTCCGGCAGATCGAGGGCTTCCAACTCGTGAGCGACTACTCCGGCAATACCGGGGTCCTCGCGGCGGAAGTCGGGGCGTATCGGTCGGGCATCCGGTTCCTGGTGAGCCCGAACGGCTACGTGACGGCGGGCGCGACCGGCACCACGGCGGCGGGCACGAACGTCAAGAATACGGCGAGCTTCGTCGATGTGTACGAGTCCTTCGTCGTCGGGCAGCAGGCGTGCGCGGGCGTGAGCCTGGGCGACGGCAACAACCGCGTCATCCGCAAGGGTATCGAGTCCGGCGGGACCTTCGACCCGTTGGAGATGAATGCGACGGTCGGATGGAAGACGTACTGGGTCGGGAAAGTACTTAATGCCAATTTCATGGCGACGCTCCGAAGCTGCGCGAGTCTGTAATGCCAGAGTTCTGGGCAGTCAAGCTCAACGGCGTGCCGGTCTTCAAAGGGTTTACGACACGTCGAGAGGCTGAAGCGAAGGCAGAAAAATGGCAAGGGCGACATGGGAAGTCCGGGCTTTTGAAACACAAAGATTTCGGCGATTACGCAGAAATCTGCCGTGATGTGCAGGCCGAGCGGGAGTGGGACGCCCGCTACCGGGATTTCAAAGACGGGAAGCCCCAGCGGTTCGTGCAGACGGGCGGCTGGCAATAGGAGGGACGATGGGACCGGGAACGGGCGTGATCACACAGACCAAGCGGCGGGTGCGGTTGCGGCAGTCGAATCATGCGCTCGAAGGGGCGATTGATTGCGAGGGGAAGGGCCTGGTGCGGTATCGGCTGGAGCCGGAGCGGTGGACGGAGGTGCCGGAGCAGGTCTATCACGAATTGAAAAGCATCTACGGGGAGCCGCGCTATACGGACGTGCCGGACCCCGACGCGAACGAGCGGAACCCGCATAGCCCCGGCGATGGGCAGACGGCCATGCGGCGGGACGTGATTCAAGAATATCTCATCGAGTTCGGCAGCTAACCGCTGCGGGACGGACGGAAAGGAGCCATCCCATGAGTCTACCAGCAGTCTATGTCACCAACTACACGGGCACCACGGCCGCCCAGACGATTACGCTCGGCTTTCGGCCGAAGGCGTTCATTGCCTGGAATCGCACGGACGGCGACACGGTGCTCTTCTGGGCGGACGGGGTGACGACCACCCTGGTCTCCGTCGATACGGAGGCCGCGACCGAAACCATTACCGTGACGGCGACGGATCATGGGATCAGCCTGCCGACCAACGCCGTGATCAATGAGAACGCGAAGGTGTACGACATCATCGCGTTCCGTGGTCAATCGTAACGTCCACTACGGGAGGGACTGACCATGATTCGATCGGATGCGCAAGTGGTCTGGCGACCGGGCCGGATCTATATTCCGGTCTGGCAGTTTCAGGGGATTCAGCAGGTGGCGCTGGATGGCAACGCCGCCAACGTGGATACCGTGCTGATTTCGGCTGGGACCACAGCGGCCCCGCTGACCGAAGTCAACGGGACCGGCAACATGGGCCTGTTGATGAATACGGACGGCATGGAAGTGAACCATACCATGCAGTTGCCGTACGATTTCGACTCGAAGTTTCCCCTCTATGTCCGGGTGCATTGGGTGAGCGGATCGGCGGATGTCGCCGATACCGTGGCCTGGATTGTGCGCTATCTCAAGATCGTGCCGAACGTGACGGCGCTGATTTCAGCGGCGACCGCGCTCGATACCACCATTGCGGTGGATACGCAACCTGTGGCGACCGCCTATACGTGGGCGGTGACGGAGTGGGGCGCGATTGATCCTCGCGTGACGGCCATTGCCGACACCGTGGAACTGATCGAGTGGGAAGTGGAGATGGACACCAAAGACTCGGATATGTCTGAAGCCTTGCTCCTGATGGGGCTGGAACTGCGGTACACCCCGAAGCGCCTCTGGGGCGCGGACGGCATGCAGCATGAAGCCAAGGCGATGACCACTCTGCTCGGCAAAACGAGCGCGAACTAACGGAGGACATCATGGGCACCGATCTCAATTTGCAACTGCCTATCGGGGCCGCGAGCGCGGCCGATGGCATTCATTCCGTGGGACGCGCCGGGCGGACGACCGAGCAAGTCATCTCGCAAGTCCACGGGCAGTATTACGAAGCGTCCAGCCGGGGCAAGATTTTCATGGCGCAGGCCATCATCACGGCGCCGGTCATCTGGACGACGGAAGCGGGGACGGGCGGGCCGCTGCTGTGGAATAGCTCGGCCTCTGTGATCGGCAATATCCTCGCGGTCGGCTGGGGAATCTCGACGGTCTCGACGGCGGGGGCGGCGGTCGGGTTGACGGGGGGCTATGCGCAAACGGCGGACCCCACCTCGACGACCGCGATTGACAGTCAAGCCTGCCTGAACGGGACCTCGACCACGCCAACGATCTCGGCCTATCGGGTGGGGACGACCGGCACGAACCGCTGGTTTCTGCCGTTGGGCGACCTCTATACGGGGGCGCTCACGGTGGATGTGGGCAAGGTGAACTGGGTGCGGCTGGACGGCTTGCTGTCGATCCCGCAGTACAGCTTCGTGTCGTTCTCGGCATCCGCGACGGCCTCGACAACCGTGATGAACGTGGCGATCATCTGGGAAGAAGTCCCGGTCTAAGCGTCAGCCAGCCAGGAGGGTGCGGTGCCGATTGGAGCCAACAGCATCCCCGCGCCTCCTGATCTGGAGGCGATCATTACCGAAGGGGTGAAGCGCGGAGGGAGGACGAATCCCTCCGCGACCCAACTCACCGACGCCCGTGAACACCAGTTCCGGGAAGTCAAATCCGACCTCGCCAAGATCAGCCCCCTGATCAAGACCACCGCCGTCACGCATACGGTCATCGGCCAGAGTCAGTACGAATGGCCGGAGGACCTCGACCAGCTCGAATCCGTCTCGATCCTCGATGCGCCGGACAGCTACCGTGGCACCGCGCAGGCCGGGAGCACCACCCAGATCACGTTGGCAGCCGCGCTCGATGTGGCGGAAGCCGACATGCTCGGGAAGTTCCTGCTGATCACGGGCGGGGTGGGGGTCGATCAGATCCGCCAGTGTATCGGCTGGAACAACAGTACGAAGGTGTGGCTGCCGGACACCGACTGGACGGACACGACGGGCGTCACGAGCACCTATCTCGTCGTGACGCAACAAGACCGGCTCTACGACGAGTCGAAGAAGCTCGACTGGAACCGTCGGCTGACGCCGGCGTCCTTGCAGAAGCCCTGCCGGGCCGCGTTCGTGGCGGAACATCTGTGGCTGGATGCCGCGCCGGATAAAATATATGGGCTCTGGTGGGACTACTGGGCCATGCTGGACGGGATTGGCGAAACCAGCCAAGCCTTCATCTGGCTCACGATGAAGTGGCGGTCCTTGTTCGTGCAGGGGGTCGCCGTCAAGACCATGCAGCGGTACGACGACGACCGCTATCCGGTGGAGATGCAAGTCTATGCCGCGATGCTGGGCAAGTTTGAGGCCGACGCCTGTACCATCGGCCAGGTGCAGTTTCAGGACGTGTAATGCTCAGAAAGCAAGTCAACGAGTCAGACGCCACCTACCAAGATCCCATTTATGGACTCAATCTCCACGACTCCGAAGAGGACCTGAAATCAGGCGAAGCGCGGCTGATGCAGAATGTCCACTATGACGGCGGGACGCGGCTGCGGCGTGGGAGTCAGCGGTTGACGGAAGCGGCGCTGTCCGGCACCACGCGCATCCGTGGCGGGCACAAGTTCTATTACGGCGGGTCATCCCCGGCCAGCAAGCGGCTCGTGGCCTACGATACCAATATCAGCGTGATCAGCAATGCGGCGGCTGAGACGGTGCTCACCAGCGGCATGACCGCTGATCTTGATACCTTCTTTCTCACTTGGAGCATCACGGATAAGGTCTATATCAGTAACGGCACCGATGTGCTGCGCCAGTACGACGGGACGACCTTTGCGACGACCGCCGGGACGAATATTCCCATCGCCCGCGCCCAACTCGCGCCGATCAATGACCGGCTGCTGGCGATCACGACGAATGGGATTGAGCGGACGAACGCCAGAGACCCGACCATCTGGTCCAGTAATTCCGCCTGGGCGACCTTTCGGCCTGACCGCGTGGGCCTGTTCACGGCGCTCGCGTCCTTTACGATTCGCGGCTCCGACAGCATCTATGACGGGGTGCTCGCCTTTCAGCCGAACGCCTGGTATCTGATCACGGGGACCGACTTTGGGACCGATGTCACGGCCGGGACGGCCTCAGCCGGGGAGGACGCCACCATCCGCACGATGGACCAGATCATCGGCACCTCCAGCCCCTATGCCATCGCCTCGGTTCCAGGCATCGGCTTGTTCTGGTTCACCTCGGACTTGAACGTGGCCTTTTTGCAGGAAGGGAGTCTGGTGGCGCGGCTGGTCGGAGACCGCATCCGCTCGACCGGCAGCACGCCGGGGATTGAAGCGACGAACACGGCGGCGATTGGGCAGGTCGTGATGGTCTATTTCGACCGGAAGCTCTGGCTGGGCATTCCCACGGGGTCGGCCACCTATCCCTCGCGCTGGTTCTGGCTCGATACGAAGTCCTTGCAGGAGCATCCGGACCGGGGGTTTGTCTGGTCCGGTCCGCATACGGGCTTTACCGTGGGGCGGCTCTGGGTGGAAAACCAGCAGTCGGATAACGCGCTGTTTGGCGGGGAAGGGAACCCCAGTACGGGGGCGTTTGTCTACCGGCAGCACGTCTCGGGGCGCTACATGGATGCCATCGGCCTGACGGATACCGACGTGCCGGGCGTGTATCAGACCTATTTCAAGGGCTTCGGGACACCGAGCCGGGAGAAGCGGGTGCAGGGCGTGCATTTTGACTTGAACGCCTACGGGGGCACGGCTACCTGCGACCTGTTGGATTTGGACGGGGCGGTGGAGTCTGGCCTCGTGATTCAGGCGGTCTAGCATGTGCAGTTCTTCTATTACAGCCGAGACACGAACGAGTTGTTGGCCTTTGGGCCGCACTGGCTGGGACCCTTGCCCGCCACGCTCTACTGTACGAACGGGGACGGCATGAAGATCGTGGGCACCGAATCTTGGATACAGGTGCGAGGGTCGAGGCGGACGCGCAAGCTGCGGTTGTTGGGCTGTCTCGCGTTGTGCTGGCTGCTCATGCCAGATGAGGGGCAGGCCAAGAAGGTTAAACCGCCTGATCCGCCGCCGCATCATTTCTCCTGTGTCACCGTGCCAGGCTTCCGCTATCGGCTCTACCTGTCCACGATCAACAGTGGACGGACCTTGGTGGCGGAGGCGCCGAGCTGTGCCTTTGACTATGTGGTGCCCGTGAAGAAGCGGTATCTCTTCTGGTTTGCGGCGGTGGGGGCGGATGGCACGGAAACGCTGCGGAAGGATGCGGGGGTCGTGGTGGATGGACGGGAGGCGCAGCCCTAATGTACTGGACGCTCGACCAATGGCAGTGGGCACCCTTCGCCGTCAATGAACGGGGCGAAGGGCTTGGCCCCTCCTGTTGGAAGCCGCCGTCTGGGGCGCACACCGCCCTGGACCTCCGCACCTTTGCCGAGTGCGGCACGCCTGGACAGGTTGGCGTCCCCGGTCGCTATGGGGTGTTTGTCTCGAACGATGCGCCAGTCACCGGCACCATCCTGTCGGACGATCCACGCGGAATGCTGACCACCAAAGCCAAGCGCACGGTATTTGAGACGCTCGGCGTGCAGGTGGCGGCGGTGACGTTGGACGAGTACCTGTGGGAACTGCTGAACGTCCACGCCGATGATGTGCGGATTTGCAAGCCGCTAATTATGAAAACAGGGATGGAGTTGGCCTTGCGTGTCGGGCCACTCGTGAAGCGCCTCCAGACTGGCAAGGGCGGCCCTGGGTGGAACAACCTGCAAGCTGAACTCCAGCGTCAGTACCGGCAGGCCGTCGCACGACGCGGCACCCACATCTCTCCCACGGGCGAAGTCCTCAACGGGAAGATGATCGTCGCGCCCGATCCAGACTTCCCCGAGCGCCTGCTCTCCAAATGGGTAGAGAGTTACAACGGCGGCGATTTCCTTGACTTCATTCCACCTGATCTACCTGTGAGAGAGCCGAGGCCACATCGGACCACGTACACCGAAGATTTCAATGGGGCGGATAAGGCGGGGATTGGCTATGATCTGACGTGGACAGAAACCAGCGGAGACCATTTTCACAATCTCGCAAGCAAAGCCGAGAGCTTAGGGACTGGCTTCACGCAGATTGATGCGCGTGCGGAATCTGACCTGTCCGGTGCCGATCATTACGTGCAGGCGGTCATTACCTCGTTTGCCACCAATAATTATCCTGGCGTGGCGGCGCGGTTTAGTGCCAGTGCCCGCACCTACTATTGCAACGACCGGGATGTGGGTGGAGACCCCACGTATTGGTATCTGCGGAAATCCGTCGCGGGCACGCCGACGACGCTGGCGACGAGCACGAGTACCGCTCCGACGAGTGGGTCCACCATGAAACTGTCGGTCAACGGGTCCAGCCTGGACTCGCTGGAGAATGGGGCGTCCCGGCTCACCGTGACGGATACCGCCATTACGGGGAACACACGCTGCGGCATTATGGGGTTCCCGTTCGTCACCGCCGATACCTGGGATGACTGGGAGGCGGCGGACCTGGCGGCGGGTGTGACGGTCGCCCAAACCAGTCCGGCGTTTGCTGGACAACTGGAGCGCGGCGTGATGGTCGGGCGGGTGTACCGATGAGTCCGCAGGTTTGGGAGGGGGCCATCATTGAGCCAGACGTGACCTTTGGTGAGCAGATCGTCGTGGGGTCGCATGTGTGGATTGGGCGTGGCAGTCACATTGGCAGCGGGACACGTATCCAGCACGGCGCGTTCATTTGCAGGGGGACGCTGATCGGTGAGCGCGTGTTTCTGGGTCCAAATTCCACGCTGACCGACGACAAGTATCCAGTCGTCAACAATCCTGGCTATCTGCATGAGCCACCGATTCTGGGAGACGACTGCTCGATTGGGGCAGGGGCCGTCATTCTGGCAGGGGTCCGTATCGGCAAGGGGGCTGTGGTTGGCGCTGGCGCGGTCGTGACGCATGATGTCCCGGCCTATACCACGGTGACGGGGATACCGGCGAGGGAGATGGTGGAATGAGCGAGACCGACGAGCAAGAACCCTACGTGCCGACGCCAGAGGAACTGGTAGGCGAGTCGCACGGCTATTGCTACGGCCAGCCGGTGGTGCTGCCGCCACCTGAGCCGGTCGCTTCGCCCACGATTCTCTCACCCGGCTACCGGTTTCGGCGCGGCACGGGCAGCCCGTTTGATGCGCTGCCGAATCCTGGGATGGACCTGGGCCTCTCGAAAGGCGTCCCCTGTCACTGGTGCCACTTCTGCCAGATGTCGGTGGACGTGCGGAGCGAAGCCTACAACCGCAACCAAGTCTTTGGGCAGAAGCATTGGTGTCGGCGGTGCGGGCGCGTGACCGCGAGCGCCGTCTACTATCACGTGCAGGCGCTAGATGAAGCGCCGACGGCCTTGTTTGAATCGGCGCAGGCGTGGATGCACACGCCAGAGGAGAAGGGCTAATGCCAGGCCGTCCCGATCATCCGCCCGGCGCGATCTGCATGGCCTCAGGGGAACTCGCCCGCTATCCGGCCTTCACGCACAGCATGCTCCATCTGCTGCGCCCGAAAGGCACGACGATTGAGTTGCACTGCGGGCTGAACGTGGCGGCGAACTTCAATGCGGGCCTGCGCCGGATGTTGGCGAACCCTGAGTTGCAGTGGGCCTGGATTATGGGCGACGACCACGAGTTTGACCCGACCACGCTGTTGCGCTTGCTGGACCGCGAGCTCGATGTGGTGGTCCCGCTCTGTGTGCGCCGGCAACCGCCGTTCATTCCGGTGCTGTTCAAGGAGCCGGAGAGTGACACGCCGATTGGCCAGTTTCCGCCGCATCACTGGCATCAACTCCCGCCAGCCGGACTCCTGGAAGTCTACACGGCCGGCAGCGCGGGGATGCTCATTCGTCGGCGCGTGCTGGAAGCCATCCCAGACCCGTGGTTTGAACTGGGGCAGATGGGGAAGGATTTAACCAATGAGGACACGTTCTGGTGCATCAAAGTGCAGGCAGCAGGGTTCAAGATTTACGCCGACTGCGAGGTGACGATGGATCACTGGACGCCGGTCAGCTTCCGGCCCATTCAGACCGACGCGGGACGGTGGACGGTGGCGATCAATCTGGGGGGCGGCTTGCAAGTGGCGCTGCCGCCGGACTGGTTGCTGGAGTTGGTGCAGACGGTGAAAGAGGAATCGAAAGAGAACTTCGGTCTCACGCTCGTAGCAAAGGAGTAACGCGATGGCGAAGTATGGGATCTCGTTAGTCAATCAAACCAGTTCGACGGCGCTCAAGTCCATCTTGGGGTGTTACATGGTGACGACCCTCGTACATGACGCCGAGATCGTCGAAGTGATCGTCACGGGGTCAGGGAGCGCGGCGGCGGCCGACATTCAGAGTCGGGCGTCGTTGGTGGCGAATACGTTCGGGGCCACGGGGGTCTCGACGAGCATTACGCCGCATCTGTTCAATCCACGGGCCTCGGCGGCCTTGGGCAACTACGGGACGAACTACACCACCGAGCCGACGACCATCGGGGCGGTGGCACCGGTGCTGTTCGGCTTCAACCAGCGGGGCGGGATGCGCTGGGCGGTGCCGCAGGGCGAAGGGTACAAGATCAGTTCCAACGGGATCACGCACTACGGCGCGACCGTGCAGACGATTGCCAGCGCGGCGGGCAATCTGGATGCGGCGCTCAACTTCTGGCAGGGCCACTAAGCGGTAGAGGTCCCATGTGGCTGGCAGTGACGGCGTTAAGAGTGTTCGCCATCCGAGGAGCGACTATCCGCGTACCGACTGGATGGAGCCGGTCGCGGAGGCCGTCTATGCCCAACACGCCTCGGCTTGGCAGCAACTTCTGGAGAGCGTCCGGAGCCAGGACCGGCTGGTGGCGCACCGGGCTGGGGTGTTCACGACCGAGTGGGTTGAGCCGGTTTGGCTCAATCCCAATCTCTATGATCTGGAGATCAGAAGTGCGGCGATTGGACAAGACCTGGACTGGCCACGGACTCCACGGCGACGGGAGGAGCGCACCCAGGTCTATACGCGACTGGATCAGCCGGAACCCGCCTGGCTCAACCCGAACACGCTGGACCTGGCCGCTCGGACGGGCGGCATTGACCAGTTGGCGCAGTCTCGCCGCGCTGATCCGGCGCAGGGGCGGTTCGTTCGCCCGGACTATCCCGGCACGTCCTGGATCTTCCCCTCCCTGGTGTTCTACACCACGGAGATGTTTCCAGGCACGGCCATTTCGAGTTTCCGCCCGCTCACGAATCGGCAGACGCTCAGTTGGTGGCGCTGGCTCCAAGTCCTCGACTGGATGGCGGCGGTCGTCGATACCACGCCCGTCCCGGTGCCTGTTCCGCCCTGCTTCTATTGGGGCGATGGCACCTATTGGGGCGATACCTCGGTCTACTGCGACCCGGCGAACGAGTCGCAGGCGTATCTGGTGGGGACCGAACTCACCGTCCATCGGCTCTCGGTGCGCGTCAACTACACCGCCGATGTCGTGGCGGGCTCCTCGGAGGCCTTCCGGATTGATCATATCTCGGCCTTGGCGTCCCTCATGGCCGTACAGCGGTATCGGTACGCCGTGGACAGTGACCTCCAGGTCCATCGGTTGAGCGTGCGGGTGTCGCATCGCGGGAGTGAGTTTGTGTTGGATACCATTCATCCGAACGTGAAGGTCACACGACAGGACCCGGCGCTATGAGTGATCTCCCGATTGACGGCACGAGCGAGTACGCGACCGGCGGGATTGATACCGCCACGACGCTGGTCAACGCCAGCGGGCCAGGGGCGACCGACGGCAGTCCAGCCAGGGCGCAGAACATCAACGGCCTCTCAGCGGCCATTCTCCAGATCATCAGCATCCTCGGCACAGGGACGACGCTGAAGGGCTCGGCGGCCGATCTCGTCACGCGGCTGGCGGTGGAGCACAACGCCGACGGGACGCAGAAGACGCTGACGGTGGGCAAGGGCGGGACGGGCGCGACGACGCTGGCGGCCGGGGCGGTCATTTCCAACGGCACGGTGCTCAGTACGGAAACTCTCGCGGTGGCGCGTGGGGGGACCGGGGTTGCCACCTTGGCGGCCAACGGCGTGATGCTGGGCAATACGACCGGGGTCGTGCAGGTCACGGCAGCCGGGTCGGCGAGTACGGTGCTCGCGGTGGCCTCTGGGGGTGGGGCTCCAGCCTTTGTCACCGTCAAGTCAGGGATGTTGGCGACGTCCACGGGCAGCGCCAGCGGCGATAACAGCGTCGTGTTGACCATCACCATGAATGACTACGCCTTCTTCCCGGCCTTGTGGAATACCGAGAACGCGGCGGGGGGACCGCTGTACGCGCCCGACAATACGGCCGATCCCTCCAATACCGTCGGCCGATTCATGCTCCGAGGGGGAGGGGGTGGAGGGGCCAATGTCTACGGCGCCCGCTGGCGCTATATCACGGCCTCCGATGACCCCGTGATCTGGATTGCGGTGGATGTCTCTGGCGTCATCAAGGCCGTCTGGTGCAGTGACGACCCCACGCCTGGGGATGTGCCGGGTGTGCGTGTGGAGGGCTGTACGTCCATCCGGTTGACCGCCGATGATCTCGACGGCTTGGCGCTCACGGACCTGGCGTTGGTGGAAGCGGAGGACCGGATTGCCAGCTACAAGCTCAACCCGAAGCATCTCACCTATCGGGCGTTGCAGGTCCATACTGCAGATCCCGCCCCATCGGCCTGGCTGCTCGCCCATGCGACCTGGAACACCAAGGCGAAGCGGCTGACCGTCAAGGAGGCGCGGGGATGAGGCTGCTAACGGAGAGGCCGACCATTAGGCACGCCACCCTGGCCGACATTCCGGCCTGTGCGCGGGCCATCGCCACGCTCAAGGACCGGCTGGCCTGGCGCGTGATGCCGCAGCCGTTTACAGCGGAGGCCTTGGCCGACTGGCTCTATCTGCACCTGGAGGACAGGCACCGCTGCCTGTTCCTCGTGGAACAACAGGGGGCGATCCTGGCCGGGTGTGGCGGCGTGCTCGGCAAACAGGAGTTGCCCCCCCATTTGGTCTTTGTCTGGGAATGGGCCTGGTGGGGGCGTCCACGTCAGGCGGTCAAGGCGTGGCATCAGGTGAAAGCCTGGGGGCGCGACCACGGCGCGGTGCTCTCGCGGGCCTCTCGTTATTCGACCCATCCACCAATTCGTGAGACGGTTCACTGGAGGGAGTTATGAGTTTTGGAGCCGATACCGCCGAAACACAGCAAGAGCAGCAATCGAATACGGGATTTCTCCCGGCTGAGCGGGCGCAAGCGAGCCCATATGGGTTCGGGCAACTCCGAAACATTGGCGATCTCACCATGAAGCGGTTATTTGAGCCGATCCCAGCGTACAACTTGGACGAGACTGGCCTCTTTCCGCAGCAGCGCGGCCTGTTCAATACGGCGGTCAATCAGGCGTTCAGCCGAGCCTCGGCGTCGGCCGGCGCACGGGGGCAACGCAGCCCAGAGAATCTGGCCGGGATTGCCGGAAGTGCCGCGATGAATGTCGGCCCGCAGTTTGCGCCGTTGGTGGGCCAGCAGGTTAAGGAAGCGGCCTTGCTGCCGGATGCCGTCAAGAGCCAGCGTCTCGCGGACATGTTGAATATCCTTCAGTTGATTATCGGCGGGCTTGGAGGAGAGAGCAGTGGGACCGCGAGCGGCAGCAAGTTCGGCTTTAATTTTGGGAGCGGCAACAGCGCGACACAACTCGGGGCCTTGGCCTTCGCGTAACCATTATGGCCTCACTCATTGAAGACGTACAGGCAGATTCACCACGAATGGCACAGGCTATTCGTCCTGTTGGTGGACAGTCGCTCTACGTTGTCCCAGTCAATCCTGACATGGGGGGAACACAGATTATTCCGATGCCTGCCCCTGCGGCTCCTATGCCTGCTCAGTCGAATGCCCCGCCTGTCGTTGGCGGGTTTGATCCGCAAGCCTTGGCGGAGGCCGAGGCCATTCTGAAAAGTCTTGGTATCACGCGGCCAGGGACACTCGCAGAGATCAATCAACCAGGGTCTAAACTCAAGTATGGGCTCAGTGCGTTAGGGTTGGCGAGTGAGATCAAGCCGGTCCAGCTAGGCGAAGCCGCCAGCGCCTTGGGGTTGACACCGGATGAGTTCGTGAAGGTCTTCCCACCTATCCCAGGCCAGATCAAGCCGGTGCCGCTGATAGACGCCGGACAGGCCATTCCAACGGCCCCCCTTGGCCCCACGCAGCGCCAAGCAGTCAGTTCAGCGGCCAAGGCCAGAGGCACGGCGCTAGAGTCCATCAAGCCGACCACGGTCAGTGGGCAGGAGTTGGCCTTTGCGCTCCAGACGGCCTTAGGGCCGCTGGGACAGGACGTGCAGCCGCAACTGGTGATCTCCGGGAAGGACTACCAGCCAGGGCAGCCCTTGGAAGGCCAGATCGGCGTGCAGATGACCGAGCAGGGACCACGCATTACCCTGCCCTCGAAACTGCCGCGTGAGTTTGCCCAGGTCATTCTCCAGCAGGCCGTGGAGACCGCCAAGACGGCGGTCACAGAGAAGGGCAAAGAGACCAGATTGACGGAACAACTGCACGCCCAGGAGGACCGCCAAGTGCTCCGGACGGATGCCCGGCACGACCTCGAAGTCTTGCGGGCCGATAATGCCCAGAGCCGCCAGCGGTTTGCGATGGATGGGAAGGTCAAGCTCCAACTGGCTGACCAAGACTTCCGTGGACGGCTGGCAGCCGGAAAAGCCACACAAGCAGAATCCTTGCTCCGGATGAAGGGCACGCAGTCACTCGACGCCTTGACCGCCAAGTTTGAGCAGGCCCATCAACTCTTAGAGGACCGTGGCGTGCTGTCCAGCGCGGCAATGGCAGAAAAAGCACAGTACGGGGAGGCGTTACAGGTCTTGAAGGGTCAGCAGGCGATCAATCTGATGGCCTACAAAGACCAGAATGGGCAGCAGAAGCTCGATCTCCAGCAGGCGATGGGCTTGGCGAAGCAGGCGCAGGCCGCGAACCTGGGCACCCAGCGGGACGTGCTCAAGACGCTCCTCGCAAGCGGCCGTGTGGACGTGGGTGGGCTAGCCGCCTCGTTGGCCCAGATGCCGCCTGGTGCCGACTTTGAAGCGGTCAAGGGGGCGATCTTCGAGCACGTCAAAGACCTGGAAGCGGCGGGGGCGGCTGACCTGGACCTGACCCGGTTCAAGCTCCTCCCACCGGATATTCGCGGGCGGGTGATGGGCCAACAGTCTCCAGCGGTTCGGCAGGCGTATCAGGAGGAGGAGGACGCGAAACTCAGGATTGCCCGTGCGCAAGGGCAAGTGAGCCTCCAGAATCAGGTCACGGCGGGACGGATTACACGAGGCGAGCAACGGGCAGAGGAACAGGCCAAGCCGCTTAGAGCTGAGGCGCAGTTGTGGCGTGACCCTGAAACTGGGGCGGCGGCTCCTGAATCCATGAGCCTCCAGGAGGCAGAGCAGAAGGGGTACGTCACCATTAAAACGCAACAACTCGGGTTGCTCGGGAACGTCCAGACGGTGCTCTCCGCCATCGACACGATTGAGCGGGTCGGCTCGAAGCTCACCAATAAAGCCTTTGGGTCCGCGCTCATTGATCTGCCGCGTCAGCAGGCCCAATCCGGACTGATCACTCTGAAACGGCTGGCCGGGGATGAGGATCTAGCTGAACTGGATACGGCGATTAGCAATATCCTGACACCATTGCGAAAGGTGCAGGGCGACACAGGCAACGTGGCGGTAGCCGAACAGGAAATTACACGCGGATCGCTGTTCAAAGATAGCGACACGGTAGACGGGTTCAAGAAGCGCATCCAAGTGATTCGCAACACGATGGCCGACACGATGGAACAGATCGGGCTGAAAGGGGCGGCAAAGAAGGCACGCACAATGGGGAGTGCGAGGAAGAAAGGCAACGAGGAGAAACGGAAGAAGGCCGAAGATCTGTTCAAGTCCTTTGAGGCGAAATAATGGGCAACACGCTGGAAGAAGTCAAAGCCAAGCTGATCAACGATGACGCCTTCCTGAACGCCTCTGAACCAGACCAGCGGCGCATGATCGAGGCCGGCCTGTCGGGGAAGCCCTTGCCAACCATCCGCAGCGAGCCTGGCCTTGGCAGCCAGATTACCCGTGGATTGTTGGAAGGCGGAGGGATGGTGGGCGGTGGCATTCTCGCGGCGCCGCTGGGTCCGGTGGGGGCAGCCGCAGGCGGTATTCTAGGCTATGCCGGTGGCAAGTCATTGGCCGATGCGATTCTCGAACCGGCCCCGTCCAGCATGGGTGAGGCGATCAGCCGAACGGGCACCAACTTGATGCAGGGGGCTCAGATTGAGGCAGGGGGTCGGCTGGTGGGCAAGGCCGTGGAAGGCCTCGGCAACCTGATTAAGCCGCTCTCTGGCAGTCGCGCTGAAGTCGGCGGGATTGCCGACCGCATGGGCGTGGACTTGACGCCGGCCGAGGTCAGCCAGAATAAGCCCACGGCGCTCATGGAAGGGGCGCTCCGGCGGGCGCCGCTGTCGGCTGGCATCCTGCAACGGTTTGATCAACAGCGGCTCTCGCAGCTCATGGCGGAACGGGACCGCCTCGTCTCGACACGTGGCAGCAAGGAGACGCTAGAGGAAGTGGGTCTGGCGATCAAGGATGAACTGGCGGCCTATGCCGAGTCGCAGGGCGCACAGACGGTGGGACAGAAAGCCGCGCTCACCAATCAACTGCTTGCCACGATGGGCTCGCCGTTGAGCTATGAGGAATTGGGCGCGATGGGACAACAGGCGCTCGTGAAAGGGTCTCAGGCCCGTCGGGATGCGGTCAAATCGCTCTATGACGCAGCGGGCGAGATGCTGGCACCGGGGACGCGGGTGAACCTGCCGAGCACTAAGGCCGTAGCGGACAAGTGGCTGGCCGAGATTGCCAAGAGTCCCCCATCCATTCAGTCGCAGTTTGGGCCGATGCGGGCGATTCTCCAGGACTTGGCGGGGTCGGGCAATGCGGAGTTTGACGCGGCGTGGTCAGCGAGTGCACAGGGCACCACGGGCCTCCCTGCCAAGGTCCTCGATCAACTGAAGGCGGAATTGAGCCAGCAGCATCCACCCGGCTTTGAGTACCCCGGCCTCCAGATGACGCTCGCCACGCTCAACAAGATTCAGGTGGAGCACAATCAAGCGTTCGGGATGGCCCAGAAGGGCGCACAGTTTCAGGCAGATCCGGTCGCCAAGATTGCCGGGGAACTGAAGGCCGCGATTCAAGGCGATCTCGAAACCTTGGCTGGGCAGGAAGGCGGGCAGTTTGCTATCGCGATGAAGTTGGCGCGGGCGGCCGATGCCGCGGCGAAGTCGGTCTTTCGCAAGGACGACGTACAACGGCTGCTCCGGGCGAATCCTGAGAAGGCGATTGACGCCTTAGTCAAGCCGGGCGGCACCTCCACGGTGCGGCTGGTGCGGGAAACCTTGGGGGACGCGCAATTCGAGCCGTTCAAGCAGGCGATGACCAATAAGCTGCTGGGGATCGGGAAAGAGACGGTACTGAAAGGCTCGACGCTTCGTGCCAACCTCGCCCACTACACCGACGACACGCTGAAGGAAGTGTATCAACCGGCCGAGTTGTCCAGCCTCAAGGACTTGGCGCGTGAGTTGGACAAGGCCGATGCCGCGCCGCTCTCGAATAAGTTCTTTCGGCTGATTGCCAATACCAACGCCGAGTTGGTCGTGGACCGGATTGTGCGACCGAACAACACGGAGAACCTGAAGCGGCTGGAGCGGACGTTGGGGCCTGATGCGGTGCAGCGGGTCAAGGAAGCCTGGGTGTCGAAACTCTTGCAGAACGAACCCGGCGGGGACCTCTCTCCTGTGAAGTTCGTCAAGCGCATGGAGTCCTACGGGCAGCCGACGTTGACGGCGCTGCTGAAGCCGGAGGAGTTGAAAGAGATTCGAGACTTGGCGAAGGTCTCGTTGAGCATTCGCGGGGCGGAACAACTCGGGGGCAACCCGTCAGGCACCGCCCAAGTCGGCTGGGTGTTTGCCAACGGCGCGATGGTCGTCCATAGCCCGATTGCCGGACTCACGATGGCGATCGGTCCACCGGCGATGGCGAAGGTCTACCTGAGCAAGCGTGGACGGGCCTTGATGCGGAGCGGGATGAATCTGCCACAGGACAGCGCGAAGTACGCGGAGATCAGCACGAAACTGCTGGCGATTGCCAATGAGGGGTCGAATGAAACGACTGAGTAGCCTGCTCTTCCTGTGCCTCCTGTTTCTGCCGGACCTGGCCCAGGCCAAGCAGAAGTTTAGCTCGTGGGCGCAGGACCCACGGGGGAACAAGATTGGCGCGGTGACGGTGACGGTGTACGCGGCGGGCACCACCACGCTCTCCACGCTCTTTACCGGCTCGACCTGTGCCACGTCCTTGGCGAACCCCTTCACGAGCGATCCGACGAGCGGCGCCATCGTCTTCTGTGCCGCCAACGGCAAGTATGACATTAAACTGGTCAAGACGGGCTGGACCTTCACGGCGTCCGATACCTATGGGATCACGCTGACAGACCCGACGGAAAGTCTGTCCGGGATGATCCTCGCCAGCCCCACCATTACCGGGACCGTGGCGGGGAAAGCCATCTACACGGAACCGGCGATTGGCGGCTACCCCACCGCCCTCCTCCCCGCCACCTGCACGGACGGCGCCCTGGTCGTCGTCACCGACGGCACGCGGGGGCTGCGGCGGTGCAAGGGCAACCAGTGGCTCAAAGAGAGCACTGTGGCCGTCACAGAATTCGGGGCGGTGGGCGACGACGCGACGGACAATCGTGTGGCCTTCAACACCGCCATTCTTGCGGTGAACTCGGCGGGAGGTGGTACTGTGACCGTGCCTGTCGGCACGTATCTCTTTACCACGGCGGATGCGACCGATACGAATATGACCGTGACGGCGCTGTGCGGGACTTCCAACATGAGGCTGACCGGCGAGGGCGATAAGTCCATTCTGAAAACCACGCAGAACAAAAGTATCATTGGATTTGGGGCCGCGACGTGTACGACGACCGCCACGAACCTTGAAATTGACCATCTGCACTTTCTGGGCGATCAACCAGGAACAGTGAGTCCGCCAGCCAAGCTCCAGCAGGGAGCGATTGAGATGAACCTCGGCACCTCGTATGACACGCTCACGGGCCTGCGAGTGCATGATAATCTCTTTGAGGCTGTGGCGCAGGCGCTGTTCGTGGGGCCTGGGTCCACGAAGGTCGATTTTCTCTTCAATCGTATCCTTGACACGCCTACCGGCTTTCAAACCACCCAAGCCGGGACGAGACCGCTCAAGCAGCTCAATATCAGTTACAACAAGTTCACGATCTCCACAGCCAATCGCATCGCCGACACCGCCGTCGGTATTTTCTTTCCCGTGGAAGATGTCACGATTGTCGGGAACGAGGTGGATGGTAACTCGACGAGTGCCAATACCCTGAGCAATGCCTATAGCATCTTCATTGATAATCGTGGGACTACCGCTGACCATTACACGAAGCGCGTCAAAATCATCGGGAACATCATTCGGCGGACCGGTATGGGGGCCTACCAAGCCACGCAAGGCGGTAATCCGATTGATGTGGCGTCCACAAATACGACCGCTGGGGTGGTTGCCGACATTGATGTGCTGCACAATACGATTGAAGATGCTCTCACCGGGATTGGCTATCGGCTCAGTGCAAATAGCGGGGTGAGCAACCTCCGCGTGGAAGGAAATACGATCCGGACAGTCGATGAAGATGGGATCGTGTTTCCTGGCGGGACGAATTGCACTGGGCTGAAAATCATCGGCAATACCATCATCACGCCTCAACGGACAGGGGCGACGGGGAGCGGCACGGCAGGGATTCTCGTGGGGTCCTGTACCAACGTGGAGGTGACGCAGAACATCATTACAGCACCAACCGCCAATGCCTACGGGATTTGGGCCTCGTCCATCACCGGGTTGACGATCAAAGAGAATACCATCGCCAACGTGCAAAATGACGCGATCATCACGGTCAACACTGGCGGCTCCCAACTCATGGGCAATGTGATCAATACCCCAGGCCTACGAGGGATCAACGTCATCACCACGGGGGCTGATCTCACCAATGTCGAAATTTCGCATAATGCTATGACGGGGCTCGGCACGAGCACCAACACGATGAGCGGGATCGAGGTCGGGGATACGACGACCGATCTTCGTATCCTGTCCAATCGGGTGTCCGGCGGCTATGACTGCATCAAACTCACCGCAGGCACGGACTATCCTCGACTCCAGGTCGAGGGGAACACCTGCACGGGGCCAGGCAATCACGGGATCAATGTGCGGGGCACCGATATTCTGGTGTCCAACAATACCGTCAATGCTGCTACTGATCGTGGGATCACGAGCAATGATGTCATTACACGGGGGACGCTTAGCGGCAACGTCGTCCGTGGCAGTGGGGGACACGGGATTGTCGTCGCGGCCCCTGCGGCGAATAGCATCACGATCACGGGCAACACCTCGACCGGCAACACCGGGGCCGGCCTCTTCCTGCAGGATGCCACCGGGGGGCTCATTGCCGGGAATATCCTGACGAACAATGGGACCTATGGGCTGCGCTTGGTGCCTGGGTCTGGGACGCCGACCACCAACACGAGCGTCGTCGGCAATCTCTTTGCCAGCAACTCCACGTCGGCCGTCGAGTTTACAGCGAGTCTCAACACCGGGATACAGTTTGCGAATAATCAGGGGTATTCCGATATTGTGTATGTGACGGCTGGCTCAGGGACCGGCGTGACCGTCAATGATCCAGGGTCGCCACGCCAGCAGGTCTACAAAGTCACGGTCTCGTACACGAACTGCATAGCCAACGCGACCACGTGCGACCTCACGATTGCCACGTTGCCAGCCAAGACCTTTCTGCGGCGGGTGTTCGCCGATCTCACGCAAGCCTATGTCTGTGCCGCGACCTGTACCACGGCCACCCTGAGCGCCACACTTGGCACGTCGGCTGGTGGGAATCAACTGCTGGTCTCCTTTGACCTCGATGCCGCCGCCGCTCAGTTTGGCGATGCGGACGGCGAACTGGGGGCTACGATGACGGCGGCCACGAGAGCGGCCAACGGGGCCTTGTTTGACGGCGTGCTGATGTCCTGGTCTGCCACCACGACGCTCACGTACCGCATCACGAGCGGCACCGGGAACGTGGGGACGGGCGCCGCGACGAACTTCAATGCCGGCGCGATCACGTTCTATCTCGTGACGGAGATTCTGCCGTGACCCTCTCCGACTGCGACCTCGCGCCACCGATGCACGACGCGGCGCAAAAGCTGCTGCTGGGTGATCATGGCGACGTTTGATCTCGCCATCCAGCATGTCTTGGCCCAGGAGGGCGGCTACAGTACCGACTGGCGTGACCGAGGCGGGGAGACGCGGTGGGGTATTTCCAAGGCCGCCTTTCCCTTTGAGGATATTCCGAACCTGACCATCGAGCGGGCGACCTGGCTCTATCGGCAGAACTACTACAATGAGGCGTGGGAGCAGATCGAGAGTCAAGCCGTGATGACCTACTTGCTCGACACGGCGATCAACATGGGCCGCGCACCGGCCGAGCGGCTCTGTCAGGCGGCGGTCAACGCGGTGGGTGGTGCCGGGACGGTGGTCGTGGACGGTCTCGTCGGCCTCAAGACCATCGCCGCGCTGAACCGACTGGAGCACGAGAAGCCAGGCGCGGTACTCGCGGAGTTTCGCGCCCAACGGCTCTTGCGGTATCTGGACATCATCGTCGCCACGCCGACGCAACGGGCGTTCGCGCACGGGTGGTTCAGGAGAGCGCTCACGTAAGACCGAGGCGGGGGCCTTCGGTGTGCACTGAACCTGACAGCGTTCCGGCAGTCCGAAAGGTCCAGATCATGGAGGCATCCGATAAGATGGAAGTGCAGGCGACCGTGGCAGGGCAACAGATGGTCCTGCACGGCCCGACTGGCGCGATCATTATTGCGATTCTCCTCATCGGCTGGTTCGGCTTCGCGTACCTCATCTACGATGGGATCAAGGTGATGTCCGTCCAGCACACCACGGTGGCGGCTACCACGGCCGCCATTCTCTCCAACGACAACGCCGAGCGGCGGCGCGAACATGACCAACTGACACACAACATGGCGAACCTGATTTGTATTCTGGCGATTCCCGAGAAGGAGCGCACGGTGCCAGAGCGCATCGCCTTCTGCCTGCAACAATTCAAGCGGGCGTCGTTTATGGTGCCAAGTTAGTTCACCTGAACCCAAGGAGATATGATGACCACCGATAGCAAAGCGACGATTGCCGGAGGGTTAACGGGACTGGGCTCGCTGGGCTTGGCCCTAGAGTCGTTCAAGGGCTGTGCGGCCTGTGTGCCGCCTGTTGGACCAGACTATCTCAACGCAGTCATCTATGCCGTAATCGGGGTGGGGTTGCTGGCCCTGGGGTACTTCACCAACAAGACGGCCTGACCGCATGTGGGAGAAGTTCCTTGTCACGCTGGCCTTGGCGATCATTCAAGCGATTGTCAACGCGCAGAAGGTGAAGGCAGGAGAACAAGCCGTTGTTGATGTCGGCACGTACAAGCTGGTTATCGTGGGGCAGAGTTGGCTCCTGCGTGCTCGGGATCTGCCTGATGGCGGCGCAGGGCTGCGCGTGGTGGACCCCGACGCCCGTTTGGTCATTCAGACAGGAGTTTGCCCCGCCGATTTTGACCGTGAGCCCCCTTTCTGTCCCCTGCGACGTGAAAGCCCCACGGACCGTCCCGTTTGAAGGCCAGCATCGCTGTGTGGTGCTGCTGGAGATGGACTATCAAAACATCGTCACGCGGTTTAAGGCTTTATGTCTGGCTTCAGGTGGTGGATCGGCTGATTGTCAGGCAATGGGAAACACCGTGGACACGGTGCATTGATGGTGGCAGGGGTGAAGGTAAAGACCATATAGGGCTGTTGGCAGATGTCGCATGTTCGATAGAAGTATCCCACTACTCCTCCTCTACCTTGTCCACGACTGCCTCCGGCACGCCTGCGCCTGACGCATCACTCGCCTCGCTCGGCACGACCCGCAGATGATCGGGCAGCGGCTGGGCGAGGGAGTCGATGGCCTGCTGGGCCTTGGCTAACGCCAACCCGCGATCATAGGCCGCCTGCTGCGCCGTGGCGAGCTGCTGGGCCAGCGCCGCGCACTTCGCCTGCAAGGTGATAATCCAATCGTTCATGCTGACGGTTTTCTTGTGCAATACCGCAATGTGCGCGAGGGCGGCGGCGAGGTCGGCCTTGTAACAATCACAATCACCGCCGCGAGAAAGGCAGGCGCACGCAGTATCATGCCCCCACTGCTCCAGCCTCTTTTGCACCGCCGCTCGATCAAAGGGTGGCATACACGTCCTTTCTATGTGTGGACCTGTCCCGTTCCGTTGCAGGCAGGGCAGGGCAACGGCTTGACGAATCCAGCCAGCACCGCGACTGAACTTTGCAGCGGCAGTTCCATCCAATACTTCCACGGTGTTCGATCTTCATCATCCACGACCTTCCCACATCCTGCACACGCTTGACATTCAGACATTGGTGCCTCCTTCTCCCATTGTCCCGCCGTCTGGGCCTGGTAGGGACGGCGGGTCATGGTATCCTCAAAAAGCGCAGGGTTAGAATGCAGGCGATGTAAAAGAGAATGGCATTTGTCAGCGTATTATTCATCCCCCACCCTCCTCGGCCTGCTGGGTGAGTTGCAACTTCACCGCACGTAACAGGCTCTCAATGGCTGGGCAGCCGTCTTGACATTCAGACATTGGTGCCTCCTTCTCCCATTGTCCCGCCGTCTGGGCCTGGTAGGGACGGCGGGCGGTCACTCTACCAACTCATACGTGAGCGCAAAGATGTCTGGCTTCACGGCCCAGTGTTCCCCTTGCAAGCCTGTGAGAATCCAATCACCTGGGCAGACGATGTGCGATCCTTCCAAGCTGTGTACCAGGCCATGGTCGATGTAGAGCGCCCCACAGCCTTGGTGGTATTCGTGGCGTTCCACGCCGACGGTACTCCCGTAGGCTGTGACGTGGGGGTGCTCACCAAGGCGCGTCCATTGGCTGGCTTCGTAGATAATGGGTTTCCGTCTATATTTGGCCATCCGTCCCCTCCTGCTGGGCGCGAAGTTCAGCTTCATGCAACTTTTTGGCGGCGTATCTCCAATCTGGCGTGCACCATTGCGGCACCTGTGTTGGATGCGGAATCAGCGCTACAACCTTCCCCCACGTCTCGCGCTCCACCTGACGGAGGGCGTCGGCAATCTTCTCAATATCAGCCGTGTCCGTAAAATCTAGCTGCTTCTCACTCAATTCCATAATCTCCAAAAACAGCGCCCGCGCCAGTTCGTTATGTGGCATCCGCGCCTCCGGGTGGGGTGACTTCGACAAGATTGAGACTCCCGCCATAGTACCCGTTGCTATCGTTACGGTAGTCAATCACGCAATGGCCATGCTCGGTGACAATCTTCAGTCCATAGTAGGAGACTTGATCAACACTCTCCTGCTTGGACGTGGGGATATTCCCAAGATCAGGCATGTCTATTTCCTCGATGCTCAACACCTTACCGCGAAGGTTCTGCGGTGCATCTACGCTTTCAATCCAGGTGTGCGAACAACAATCACCATCCGTCTGTAGATGCGCTTTCGTGCCATCCTTAAACGAGAGATAGAGGTCCTCATTATCGTTGGAGACCTCATGCCCGATCAGCACCTTTCCTACCAACTCGCTTAGTTTAATACTCATCTCCCCCTCCCTACCGTGTGAGGCGAGCGGGCTAGCGTTCATTCGCCGCTTGTCGTTGGGTGCTTCCTTTGGCACCACGAGTACGATTACAAGACACGCCGCCGCTCGCCATCAGGTTGTCTCCAGCACCGCCACCAAGGCGGCTAGGTTAGATAAACCCCTCAAACAGCATCTCAGTCCGTCCACAGCGGGCGCAATAGGCATTAGGCCCTGGTCGAAGGCCGTTGTCATTGGTGTAGACGGTCGCATCAGCCTTGACGAACCTTCCGCACTTGAAGCAGACTGGCACGAAGGTCGCCCGATCCTCCCCATACACAACGCGGCGCACCGATTCATACTCGTTCACTTATCCTCCACCACCCTCACCAAGCACGCCAGCCGAATCTCGGCGGGGGCGGTGACGAGACGATAAATCCGTTGCATCATTCCAATTTCCTCGTCTGTTTTCATCGCGATCAGTAGTTCCTTCCCGTACTCTTCCTGCTGCCCCTTCGTCAGCGCGGCCTCGGCGGCTTTCACGAAGGCGTCGAGCGCACGCACGTCAGGCGTATAAAAGGTTTCGTCATGGCTATGCACGATCTCCCCATCGTTTTTATACTCCCACCCCAGCGCCGTCGCCAGGCGGGTAATGGCGGTCTGGTCAGTCATGTCAGGGCAACCCAAAAGGTGTCAAGCAGTCTGCCGGTAAGCCAGCACACCGGCACCGTTGACGAAGGAGACAGTGCCCACTATCATCGTGATAGCCTTCATGGTGTCCACAGGGACATTGCTTGGGTCCGTCTTGATAACACCAGCTTGGGCAGTACGGCGATTCGCTTCCAGGCCCATTCGAGCTATCACTTACTGGTCCAGGCATATCCCCCCTCCCCCGCCGTCCGGCGGCTCAGGTTAACTCAACCTCAGTGCGTGACCCGTGCCCGTCGTTGTAGAACTTGTCAGCCTGGAGCGACCAGACCGCCCAGTCCTGTGGCAACAACGCATCCATGACCGATTTGCACAGGTTGTCCACATCTGGCCTGCCTGTATGCGGCTGCCCCTGTAACGCCGCTGCCTTCTTGACCGACAGACTGGCTGGCACCGGCAAATAGAACCGCGCCACAAGGCAAATAGGCCCCTTCTTGGGGGCAAAACCCGCCTCTTTGGCAGCCAGCCGTGCCGTGTCAGCCCAGTTCCGGTAGGCCATCACGCACGGCCGCTGCATCCACTTGTCCCGCTGGGTCTGGCGCGGCTTGCCCACCGGACAGCCGGGAATGGTGAATCTCATCGTCCACCATAGCGCACCGCCCAATAGAAGGGCAGCAGGAAGAGGAAAAACACGCCAATCGCTTCACTCATCTCACCCCCCACACCGCCCAGACGATCATCGCAGCCCCACCAGCACCGCCACGTTGATGCCCGCTACCGAGACCCAGTACAGCACGTTGAGCCAATGCCCCTCCCAGGCGTAGGCCAGCACCGCAGCCACGTTCAGGCACAGGTTGACGCAGATCACCCAGTCACCTAGTCGCATAAAGGCAAAACCTCTTGGGCCAGCCTGCGGACAGCGATCTCAAGATACCGCTCCTCTATTTCTATACCTATCGCGTGGAAGCCTAATTCTTTTGCGGCCAGAACAGTCGTTCCTGTTCCGCAGTATGGATCAATAATGTCGGCATGATGGATAAAAGAAAGACACCACTTCATAAGTGAAAGCGGCTTTTGCGTTGGGTGTACCCGCTGTTCCCCTTGTAGGCTGACATCGCGCTTGCAATATATTCCATGTCCCCCTTTCATCCAGGCCAAGTCTGCATCGCTTAGATAGGAGCCAAACCCCTCGTCATATCGTTTCAGCCACACTAGGACACTCCCCACTGGAAGGCGCGGCGAGAAGTGGTGAAACCCCCATAAAATAATTTGCGAAAAGACAAGCCACGGCGTTGGGTCAAATGGTTCATCATCTCCATAGATCGGTGGATAATCCTTGGGGAGAGGGATGGCTCCAGTTCCATTTTTCCCAGGCTTGAAAATAGCCTGCGTATCCCACTTCATGCCGTATGGAGGATCGGAAACAATCGCCGCGCTCTTCGGCAAGTGGGGAAGGATGTCGCGGCAATCGCCCAGAAATAAGGTAATGCCTCCTTCGCTGTAGTATGGGACAGGTAAACTCATAAGTACGCCTACGCTCTGGAATTTCTCCACACTAGGGAAACTGGCCTATGCGATTCCTGCACGATGCGTCTACGCGATTCCTTTATGGAAAAACGCCATAGGCCGCGCAAGTGATTGAAAGCATTCATCGAAAGGCTATGGAAATTTAGGTGATTGACAAGCCGTTTGGACCGCGCTACAACTCCCCTAGAAGTCCTCACGTTCAACCCCTCTTCGCTCACCTTCGATTAGCTACGGTTCGCTCAAGCAGGTGGCCTACGGCCTATATTATCTTTCTTTGGGTTGACGCGCCGTAGTCCGCCCTCGGTACAGCCCATGCGGTCGGAGGCCCTTGCGGCGTGGACACTGCCAGCGTTGAACACGGACGAGGTGCCCATCCCACTCATATGAGGCCCAGGACAGTACCTGCACGCTGTCAGGGTCTATATGGTCAACTGGGATGAGCGTTATACGTCCCACCTTCCCCCTCTTAACGGCAACCACCACCCCCGGCGTCGAACCGGCGGACCCGCCTCGGTTTCAACCTGTCAACACTCCGAGTCAGTCTGCGTCATAACTCGAATTCCGTTTCGTATTCAGCAAACAGTCGCCTGAGTGCCTTCTCTGATAGCTCTGCCCGTTGCAAGACGCCTCTAGGAATGCGCACGCCAGCATCTCGATACGAGGGATGGTTATAACTCTGAATCCAACTCAGCGTGCAGAGGATATGCCGCCAATAGGCCCGCCTCGTTGTCGCCTTCAATGTCATGTCACCCTCCGGGCGCGGCGCGATCACTTCCTGCCAGCTTCAAGAATCGGTAGATTGGCTTCTGTTGGCACGTAAATAATCGTTGGATGTTCTTTCTCCGTCACGCCATTGATCCACAGATAGCGCAGGTACGACTCATTGCCTTTGAGGCTGTTGCCGATGATGACATTCGCTTGGGCCACGCCACCGGCTCTCAGCACTTCCGCTTCGGCCAGCATCTTGGCTGAGTCCTTGATGGCCTCTGCTTCTTGCACCTTGATTTTGCGATTCTGTTGCGCCCGCATCAATTCCGCTTCACCCGCTAATCCCTGCTGCCAGACGTTGTATTTTGGACAGCCGTACATGCCACCGCCGATGAACACGATCACCAGGAGAGTGAAGAAAAAGACGAGGAAGCTCTCATTGGAATTCATCTGTTCTCCTTTCGTGCAGTCTCACGCGCTCTCCACCCATTTATTCATCCCCCCTGCCCCCCTCCTGGCGCGGCGCGAGCAGTCAGCATGAAAGGCGAGCGGTTAGTCACCACAATATCCTGAATCGCATTGCGTATTGGCTGGCGGTACTTTGTATTTCCCAGGACTACTAAAGGCCCATCGAATGACCTCTCGAATGCCCCTCGCGCCCATAAAACGATACGGTCGAAACATAAAGCGCGGCTTGCCCTTGCTGGTGTAGCCCATCTTTGCTTCTAAACGCTCAATCTGGGAAATGCGCGGTTCTTCTACGGCGCGTAGATCGGCGCGGTTGGCATAAATGCACGGCGAGCATTCCTGCGACCGATGGGGTAAGGGCTGAAACGGCGTCTTGGAAAGCAAGGCATTGCGATGGATTTCTGTGTACATGACAAGTGGAGCCCAAAGCGTGCGGCCATCGTGCTTGTTACTAGAGGCAGTCCATTCTGGAAAATACTTGCGGTTCTCGCTTTCTTCGCGCCTGATGCCAACCACACAAATCGCCCGTTTCTCAGGATCAAGTTGAGCAAGAAGTTCTAGGGCTGGAAGAATTTTCAAGAAGAGGGTACAAAACTGGCTTCCAGCGCGAGGCATCGGCCACCCTTTTTTCTGCTGCACAAGCGCAGGCATTCCGATAGAGTGCGTGCTTTGCCAGCCATACCCACACTCACCAATGACCCACGCTTTGAAGTCATGTAAGCGTGATGCCCATGAATCTGCCGCCCACCCAGTATCGGAATAGACAATGGTGACATTGGCTAGGCCCGCATCACGGCAGAATTGGACGAGTGCTACGCTATCATTCCCACCAGAGCAAAAGACGATGTATGGGCGTGTCATACAAAAAGGCTCACTACGATGAGCCCCCCTATCACTATCCAAAGTCCGTAGCCGTAGCCGTTGAGTTCAGGCCACGGATCACTCCATTCACTCATATCGCCGCCGTTCGCCATTTCCTCACGCGCTCTCGACCCATTTGACGTTCATTCCACTCTGCCACCTGGCCCGCTGCCACAGCTCGGCCAGCCGCGCCTCGGTGTAGCAGCCTTTATCGGGGTGCGTGACCTGGGATGCCAGTTCGGCTCGATTGCGGGCCTGCTCCTCGATTTTCGTGAGATCAGCGGCACAGCGGTTTGAGGTAATCCGCATGGCTAGCCTCCTTGAAAGGCCTTGAGAAACTCCCGCCGCCTGGCGAGTGGCAACAGACTCACGCGCACGTCCCGGCCCAGCTTCATGGACCGCTTGACATCCTGGAAGTGCGGCCCGGTCTCGTCGCTGTTGGCTTTTTCTTGGCTCCACGCGGACCAGGCTTCATCGTCGCCACAGAGGAGGTCGGCGGGGGAGGGGGCAGGCGGCACGTCCGGCTTCGTGGTCGGCGTGGGCGATGGTGGCACCGAGGGCCTTGCGGCTTTCGCCTGCGCCAGCTTCTCCTCGTTCGGGTCAACTTGCTTACCCCCCACGTCCATCTGTCCTTCGTCCAGGTCGTCAAGGTCCTGGCTGAAGATGTCTGAGGCGGCGGTCACGGTCAAGGTCGCATCGACCAGCGCCCGCTTCTTCGCCATCTTGAGCACGGTATTCGCCACATCGGCCGGGTTGGTCCGGATCTGCTTGATCTGATACTTGCCTTGCCCTGTCCACTTCATACGGCGGGCTTCGGGGTCCGCTTCATTCCACTCCTGCTCGCAGGACGCCTTCCGCCAGGCGTACTTCTCTTCGTCACTGGAGCACTCCCCCACCCCTTGCCCCAGGAAGAGGCCGGTGGTCTGCGAGGTAATCCGCGCCAGCACGCGATAGCGCGTCACCTTCTCATCGGACAGGTTGACCACTTCCGGGTCCACGGCCAGCCGGAAGGTCATCATCAGCTTTTCTGCCCCAGGCTTGAGCAGGGCGGGCTTATCCCCACAGCCGGGGATGGTCCCATAATGCACCCCGTTCTTCATCACGGCCTGCATCACTTGTTGTATGCGCTGCACTTGGCTGGTCAATTCCTGCGCGGTCGCGGCCTGTTCAATCGTGGCGATATCGGTGGTCATCGTTATCCTTTCGTTACGAATTGGTAGGCGTTCCATTTTGCCAGCGCCATGCTTTCAAACGTGGCCCAGGTGCGCGGGTTCCAGAGCACGGGGACTTCCTTGTAACTATCCGGTTGCAGGTACAGGAGCCGCATCTTCACGGCCTTGTCCATCCCGTCCATTTTCTTTTGCGCCATGACCTGCATCGGATGGAGGTGGTGCGGCTGGCCGGTCTTAATCTCGACCAGGCTCAACTCGTTCTTGAGGGTCTGCATGATCCCGATGAAATCAATGCGTGTTGCCACATGTAGCCTGCTGCATAGCATCGGTTCTTCCACTTGCCACATCTCACCGACACGGGCATCCGACCACAGCCGGTATTGCTGACAATACCCCTCGAAGGTCTGTGGATCGTACTGAAAGGCCGGCGGCACCGATGGCTCCAGCCCCAGGGCGATCAGGGCGCAGGCCGCATGCACCGCGCTCCCGCGTTCCATTGCCTCACGGTTCCCGTGGTACGGCTCAATCGCGTGCAGGATTTGGGTGATCCCGTGGCCTTCCCATCCGTCATCGGTGGCATAGTGGACCGGCTTGGAACGGTCGCAATGGATCACTTCATGCCCCGCTGGGTGTAGATGTACTCTTCGCGGACCTCGATATAAGGGAGGTTATCGAGCGCCCCAGTTGCGGCGAGTTTATTGAAGGCCGGTTCGCTGAGAATGAAGACGCCGGGGTTAGAGGCCAGCAGCTCCGCACAACGCGGATGATTAGCGCGGAGTACGCCGTTCCATTCACTGTCTGTAACCCCTTTGAGTCGATAACTCTTCTTCACGCTGCGCGTCTGCGTGGTCCCCGCTTGCGTCTCGACGGACTTCGGCGGGGCCTGGACTACGGGAGCCACCTTCAACACCGGCTCGACGCCTTTCGCCTCGGCCTTCTCAATCCGCTTCGCGTTCTCCGCGTCAATCTTGGCCTGAATCTTGGCCTGCTCCTCACGGGCGATCCGTTCCTGTTCCCGATCCCAGGCCCCCATCTTCTGTTGCAAGGTGGCCTCGTGCCCTTGGCATTCCTTCACGAAGGCATCAAAGGGGGCCTTGCCTTGCTCCCAGGCCACCTTCAACGGCCGGCACGTCTCCTCCTTCTGCGCCTCAGCCTGCTTGCGAAAGGCCCGGATCGCGTCCCAGAGGTCAGCCGCTTGCTGCCGGGCTGACTGCGTCTTGACCGCTAAGGCTGTGACCGCCTCAAATTTCTCCTTGGCTTGTACCTGTAAGTCCATTAGTCCTCCCCTCCCTCCAGCACCGCCCGCAACTGGGCCTTGTAGTCTTCGTCGGTGAACCGCCCATTAACCAGCATCGCTCGTTGCCGCAGGGCGGCTAAGGTCGCTACGCCCCCAGGCCGCGCCCGTATCTCCTCCTCCAGCCCTTCAGTGCTCCGCCGTCCCGGTGGCCAGCCACGCTTGGGCTTCGGGGCACTGGTGACGGTCAGCGACTCGCGTGCTTGGTAGGGGCGATGTGCCATCAGCGGCTAGGCTCCATGCTCTCCCCCTTCGCCTCCATGTAGGGATCGCGCTCAGCTAAGAGCGTGGCTCCATCGAGCGTCCAGTATTGCGTGACCGTCCGGTAGGGGTCATCAGGGAGGCCACGCCCGCGTGATGCTTCGCACTCAATGACTTCCATCACCTTGGGCACTATCTTCCTTCAATCCACTTGTAATACCCGATATCTCGCGCTTCACGATCGGCCCACTCCGGCAACGGCGTCTCACTGTCAACTTCAATGGCGGTGATCTCCTCGCGCCGCTCGCCTTGTCGGCCATCCGCATCGCCGCCGAACTCGTAATAGCCGCTGTGGACCGTCACCTTGACGCCGGGGATGGCTTGCGAGGTAATGGGATTGACGACGGACACGAGGTAGGTGCGCGTCATGGGGCCTCCGTACTAGCGAAACAACGCGATCAACTCAAGGACATCCATGATCAAGAACAGCAGCGCCAGGCTACCGATCGTTCGCAGTGTTCCCTCATCATGGACGCGCTTCTTGCCGCTATAGGCAAAAGCCAGCACTTCGCAGCCCTCGATAAGAAACACTCCAAGCAAAAATACCGCTGTTCTCATCCCCTCACCACCCCGCCACCAGCAGGCTGACGCCCACCACGACGGCTACCGTCGCCACGACGATCCAAAAGAACAGCGCCCCTTGCCGGTCGCGGGCCTGCCAGTCGGGCTCTGTGTAGCCAGGGTGGCAGGGCTGCTTGTCGTGCAGGGGAGCGGACAGAATGAGCGTAGCGCCAGTGGCTTTGTTTTTGTAGCGATAGCTATTTTCAAGCATGGGGTATCCTCCCATTGGTCGAGGTCGCATGATGCTCCAGCACCGTGCCCACGTAGCGGCTGAGCGTCTTGCGCTCGGCCCGTGCCATGCGTTTCAAGGTACGCTTGGCGTCCCGTGTCACCTTCGCCGCCACCGCTTCTTTCCAGTGATGTTTCGCGTTTCGCATGTCGTCAGGTTACAGTAACCCGTTCGGCGTGTCAACCCCTATTTGCAGCCCATCCAGCCGGAGCAACACGGCGCGATCCGCGAGGCCGCGCTGATACCAGGACCAGTAGGGCCAGTCGTCATCCGCGCCGGCGGCATTGGTCGCGCCGCCTAGGCCGTAGGCTTCCGCCTCATAGCACAGCCGCTCGTGGTAGGTCTCAGCCTGTTCGATCATCGCCGCACACTGCGCCAGCCTGGTACTCAAGCGGCTAGGCATGGGCGTAGACTTTCCTGATCGCGGCGCAAATCTCATCGTGTTTCTCAATCATGGCCTGTCGCAGCGGATTGTCCTCGGACATGGAACGAATGAGCATCCAGAGGCCCAGTGAGCCATGGTCGAGCGCCTTGACCAGCGCCTCCCAGTCCTCACGACGGACCGCAATCACATCCGCCTTGGCGCGATAGGGGGGCGTCATGGCTGGAGCTCCTGGTTCGGGACGATATCAAGGTCCAGCCATTCAATCTCGCTCACCTCTCCCACCTGTTGTCCAAACCGCCAAATTTCTCCATTGGCCTTGAGGTGATACCGACTGACAGTGAAGGACTGATATTCCTCGACGGTCGCAATGGCCCCGCCGGTTTCCCGGTCCCCGATCAATAAAAACTCTTCCCCTCGAAACCGCAATTTGGGATGCGTCATGGGTGCTCTCCCTTCACCGCCGCGAGGGCGGCCGTGATAACTTGCCGAACGGCATGGTCAAGTGAGGCACAGGTAAGTGCCTTTTTGCACGCCTCGACCAGGGCCGCATGGCTATTAAATCGCTTCGCCAGTTCCTCAAGGATGGGCCGTGAGGCGGTGACCGTTTCAAGGACGATGAGACTATTCAGCGAGATTGACCCATCTGGGATAGCGGATACGAGGAAACGTGAATCGTGAACCGTTACGCGGTCAATCTGTGTGCGCGTCGGCATGGGGCCTCTCCTGTTACTGGGTTAGGTGTTTGAATTCAGCTATGGTCACGGGTCGGTTGCTTTCCTGGTACTGGCTGCCGACCTTGCGGAACATGCTGTAGCGTGGTTGCCCGGTGCCTGCGTAGTGGTCCATCGGCTCTCCGACCAGAAAGCTGTCGCCTCTCCATCCCGCAGGGGGCAGGACTTCCAAGGCGTACATGTACTGTTCCTCCGTCACCTCTGCCCAGGTCAACGGGCTGTCCTGTCTGGCCGCTTTCGCCGCGCACCAGGCCTCATAGGTCATGCGCTCGGCCAGCGGATAGCGTTCACGGATCTGCTCCAAGGTCTCCCCGTAGCAGAGGGTCAAGCCGGTGACGGGGTGAATCATATCCACGAGGGTCTCGCTCTCGGGCTCGGCGTAACACTCGGTGGCTCGTAAGGTCGTGTACATCGTCGCTCCTTTCGCGGGGGCGGTTAAAGGGTTATTTGTTTCCTACGTCTCCAAGCTCGAAGGCGTCTACTTCATCTAAGCCCATTTCACGGTTTGCATCGGCTTGTGCGCGAGCCTCACGAATAGCGCGAAAATCAATCATCCAACCCGTTCCCTCGCACGCTGGACAATTATCTCGCTGCACTCCTCGTTTACAGGAACATTTCGCGCCGGTTTTTGGCTGATAATTCTTTGGCTGATAACTCATGGCATCCTCTCTGCCCGCGTGGGCGTGGGTTATAGGGTGTGGCTCAGTTTGAAGGTCGGCCGATACTGAATCACTTCTTCCACGAGATAGCCTTCCTTTTTGGCAAAGGCTTTCAGGCTATTCAGGTTTGTTCCGCCCATCTCTCGCTCGTCCATCTTGAGCACGTAATACCCTTTCGTCGTTTCGCGGATGGTCGCTTTTGGCGGGATGCCTTCAAACCATCCTAACTCTAAGAGGCTTTTCATTTTCTTCGGCATCGTCGTAGCTCCTGGCCCGCGTCGGCCCACGGGCGGGCGTGAGAGGTTAGACTTCCTGATATACCGTCCGCTTCACTACCAAGGTCATCGGCTCGCCACAGCACGTAAACACGTAGTCCGGACGACAATTCCAATAGTCTCCCTTGCTCGCGCTGTTCTCTGCCCCGCACACCTCACAATAGAGCAAGGGGCGCGGTCCCTTTGTTCCAATCTGGTCTTTCAAATCTCTTACTTGTGTCATGGCCGTGTGCCTTTCTGCCCGTGGGCGGTTATTCGTCAATGTCGGCACTGTCCTCGATGCTGTTCTCGATCTCGATCTCTAATTGCGCTTGCGTTCCTGTCCACGGCATCGAAATACAGGCATAGGGCTGTGAAGAGCCTTGGAAATAGTCTGAGCCGCAGAGGTCAAGGAGCTGACCATCGGCATTGATATAGGCGTAGGATTCACAATGGTGCTGGTCCTCGGTGCATTCATTATCGTGGCAGATATCCACACTGCGCCGCATGAGATACTGGGCCAATGTTTCTGTGCTAGTCATGTTCGCCCCCTGGGTTGTCGTGCTGTCCATGCCTACTAGCTACTGCAATCAAGAGGCCAGACTTTTCGATCAAAAAGCCCAATGATTCCTATTGAGAAAAACGACATAACATTAAGGCATGTTAGCAACCATATGATCTATAAGCAGATTGTAATATTTACCATACGGTATTGAGCGGATAGCCGGAGTGTACAGTGTGCGTATCGCCGCGCCAGTCCAGGAGATGGTGGCGATTGAGGCTAAGTTATCCACAGAGAGGTTGTAGGCAGCGCCCTACGGTTGACAAGAGCATCGAAGAGGCGTAGAAGGGAGGGGCCTATTCGATGCGGTGAGGGACGCATGACAGCCACAGCCTCCTGGTCGCTGATCCCGACCAGGCTACGCGGATAACGCCCTTCGGCCAGCCCTCACTGGTCGCGGGGCGTTGTCTTGTGAGGTGCCCGATGATTGACCAGGATGCCGACTATCGGCAATCTGAGACCTTTGCTGGCCGTTCCCCTCGCCCCTCGTTGACCCATCGTGAATTGAGAGCACAGATTCTCTCCCAGTGCGATGAGCACGGATTCCGACGGATTCACCGATTAGCCTTAGCCCTCATCGGTGAACGCCATGTCGAACCCTGAGCGCAAAGGGAGCAGCTTACGCTGGCGGTTTGAAGAGTCGGCCGTGTCGATCGTACTCGACCGCTGGCGCGAAGAACGCGGGCATCCCACGGCGGAATGCGTGGTCTATAAGGGCCTGGGCATTCTCTCGCAAGGCCGATTGAATCTCACCTCGACCACAGCGCAACGGAGTCTCGTCAAGGATCTGCAAGAGAAGACCAAGCACGAACATCCGCCCTTGAAGTGGGCGTTGATGGTGCAGATGGTCTGCACGCAAGCCCTCGCCTGTAAGCGGGAAGGCGAACCCGTCGAACCCCTCTCCAAGCCGTTGCATCCGATTGTGCTGCAGTGGCGTTGTTTTCCCCTCGTCCATGAAGGCCTGCCGACCGTGCTGTTTGGGCCTGGGGGCATCGGCAAGAGCTATCTCGGCTTGTTGACCGCTCTGATTGTGGAACGTGGCGGCAATCGGCTGTCCTTCGCGGGAGTCCCGGGTCGGACGCTGTACCTCGACTGGGAAATGGAGCAAGTCTATCTCCAGGATCGGGCGGAAAAGCTTCGGCAAGGCCACCTCGACCTGGATGGGGCTGAGCCCTTGTATCGGCGCTGTGAATCCCCATTAGCCGATGAACTGAGCGAAATTGCGGAATTGATTGACCAGGAGCAGATCAAATACCTGGTCATTGATAGTCTCGCGCCGGCCTGTGGGGCGGAACTGGCGGCCCCTGAGACGGCGATCCGGTTCTTCCGGGCCTTGCGGTCGCTCCGCTGTTCCGCCCTGGTCTTAGCCCATGTGGCGAAGAATGCGGAGGCGAAGAGTATTTACGGCTCGGTCTTCTTCACCAACCTGGCTCGGTCTGTTTGGGAGTTGGAAGGCGATGGCGACGGCACCCTGGCCCTCTATCATCGCAAGAGCAACCTCAGCGCTCGACAAGCCCCGATGGGCCTGAGCCTACAGTTTGGGCCTGAGGCGGTGCAGTTCCTTTCGATGGATCTGGCCGATATTCAGACCGTGCGCCCACCCACACAAGCCGAAGAGGCGATTAAGGGCGTGCTCCTCGAAGGCCCGAAGATGCCCAAAGAGATCGAAGACCAGACGGACCTCCCAGGTAGTACGGTCCGCATGACCTTGAAGCGTGGCATCGGCAAGTGGTCAGCCAAACTGGACAGTGGCCAGTGGTGCTTGCTGAAGACCTCATAATCGGCCCGTCACATGCTCCGTCACATGCCCGTCACCGTCACACTCCGTCACATGTGACACTGTTTCTAGAATGTGTCATGCTATCAATGGTTTATAGTATGCTTTCTTGTGACGCTGTGCTTGAAAACCCTCCGTCGCGTCACATCCCACTGTGTCTTTAGACAGTGGGTGAGCGAAAGGCGTTGTGACATTTCCCCTTGACAGCCCGGCCAGGATCAGGTAGAGGTGGGACCGTGCGATCTATGCCACACCTAGGACGCTCCTAGTATGGTCAGCGATGCGACCAGGGAAATTGCCAACCGCGTCCGGCGTGGCCTGCCCGATCCCACCAGTCAAGCCGTCCTCGATGAATGCCTTGCTGAGCCTGTCACGGTGCGGCTCCAGACGGATAAGGAACTGGCGCACGGGGTGTGTCGACTTACGTCGAAGTATCTCCTCAGCCGCTTACTCAATTCTAAAAAGCGTGAGTCCTTAAGCCGAGATGACTACATTTCCTGGGGCATTGCCTACGACAAGGCCTGGGGCAAGGAAACGCAGCCGAGTACGCAGATCAATGTGATTCAAAACCTCTTCGGGAGTAATACCAGGGTGCTGAATGTCTTAGGGGCGACTACCATAGGTAGTGCTGTGGACAGTTCACATAATGCGGAGTTACCAGCCGTTGAGGTATCGAGCCCACTACCGGTAGGCCAGGAGGCACAGCCGGCGATCCTCACCGTCAAGACGAAGCCGAAGGGGTTGCGCTATGGCCGATAAGCCGACCCCACCGGGTGCACCCTTGCCGGTCCGGCCTGGGTCCCCTCCAGCCCTGTCATATCACCACACCGTTACACGCCGACAACGTCCCCGATTTTTGGGCGAGAAGTGAAATGGCGCTAATAAGTAGTGTGCACGTGGACAGTAAGGAAGTGTGGCAGCGGCAGGCGCAGGCAGCGTGGCTGGAAGAGTTTCGGTGCGCCAAGTATCTTCCCTGTCCCTTTAAGAAGCCGATCTGGCGGCCGAAGCTCGACCCGCAGGTTGACTATTTTACGAGGCAGGGCAGATGAGCCAGCGTCTCGCGCTCCTCCAGGAATCGGGTGAAGAGGTCCAGTGGGACTGGGAGCGGTGTCGGCCGCAGGGGGACTTCTTTTACGCGACCGAGCCGTATCAGTGTTACAGCGGGGGGTTTGCGGGGGGGAAGACGACGGCGCTGGTGGGCAAAGCCTTGCTGTTGTCGCTCGGGATTCCGGGGAACATGGGGTTTTTGGGGCGGCAGGACGGGAAGGCCTTGCGGCATACGACGATGCAGGTGTTGTGGGAGATGATTCCGGAGAGCTACTTTGCGAAGAAGAATGATCAGCTCGGGATGGTGCAGTTTAAGGCGGAATACGGAGGCAGTAAGATTCTGTATGGGGATTTCAAGGACTTGAACGACATGAAGAACATGCCGCTCGGGTGGTTTGGGATCGACCAGATGGAGGAGGTGGACGAAGAGACGTGGAAGATGCTGGTCGGGCGCTTACGGCGGCGGGTGCCGATCCTCACTGACGCGCGGCAGCGGCAGTATCGGGTGCGGACGGCGGCGGGGTGTCCGCAGGGGGATGCGGTGACGGGGGAGGAGCATTTGGGCTATCACGGCCTCCCGGCCTGTGTGCGGTGCGGGGCGGCG